ACGGTCGTGCCCGCTCTGCCGCTTTGCTGTAGTGCGCTTTTTGAGGGTGATCTTTCGGTTAAAATCAACCTTCGGCATTGTAATCACTCCCCATGCTCAGGCTGTCCCGCAGGCGCTCGTAGTGCTTCTGAAAGCGCTCAGGCTCACCAAGATAAGACTGCTGCCACTTGACATACAGCTCCACGCACTTGATGACCAGCGGGCTTTCCGTGTCGTCTTGAGCGGCAGTCACACCCACGCGCCGCATATCCTCCAGAGCGGAGGATATGTCAGAGGTGAGCTCGTCGTCCATGTCGCTGTCGGTTATGTGCAGAGCCGTCTTTACCGCTGTAAGGATGGTGCTCTCTGCAGTGGGTTCTTCGTTTACCTGTTCAATGTCAGGCATAGCGCTCACCCCTTTCCGTCATCAGGTTGCCTTTGCGATAGACACCTTGATCATGCCGCCCTTGACAACAAGACCGGCTCCGAAGCTTGCTTTGCCAAGCACTGCAAGAAGATCCTCAGCAAACTTGTAGTCTTCACTTGCCTTGATCTCCATAGCACCGAAGAGGTCAAGCTTGAGGGCTGAGGGCACGCCGTAGAACATAGTGGGCTTTGTGGCTGTAGTGCTTGAGTTTGTACCGCCTGTAAGAGCGTAACAGTTCGGGTTGATGCAATACTTTACAGACAGCCCGCCGTCTTTGATAACTCCGATGTTGGGGTTGCTTGCGTCGGGAGTGATCTCATAGACTGCCTTTTTCTCGTTGGTGCCTCGCACGTCACCGAAGGCGATGAGGTCAGTCTTGTTGAGGAAGAGCACGCCGTTGCCGACGACCTCCTCATCGGCGCCGTAGGTGGTCACGATGGTGCGCAGTGTGGTCGCCGTTACCTGTGAAGCGATGATCTCATCACAGTAGGTGCTTGTGATTGCCGCTGTGGTGATAACGCTTGCGGCCTTGCGCCTGAGAGCCTTTACAGCGGAAGCCTTCACCTTCTCTGTGTAGTTGAGGGGTGACTGTCTCTGAATTTCGTTAGAAACATAGCTCACAAGGCTGTAGGTGCTGGGCGTGATGGAAACGTATGCAAAGGTGGGATCGCTGGAGTTTGCCGCATTGCCTTCAGTGTTGGCGCTTGCGGAGCTGTCAACGGTAACGAGTGCGACCTTGTCGGCGCTCATGCCTGTGCAGTCCTCAACAGTTACCATATCCACGATGCTGCAGGGCGTGCCGGGCAGGTCATTGATGCCGCTGACCTTTGTGGGCGTGGCAAGTGTGCCGCCTGAGAGCAGCACCGAACGCATTGCAGGAGCGTCCATATACATTTTGTTATTCTTCACAAAGTCCTGAGCGGCCCTCTCTTCGGCGCCGGTGTCGGTCTTAGGCATTGCAATGTTTGACTGCTTGCCTGCTGTACCCTCTGCTATCCTGCTGAGAATGCTCTGTCTCTTTTCCTCTTTTTCGATGATAGCGCTGCGCTCCTGTGTCAGCTCATCGACTTCCTTGTTGAGAGCCTCAAGGTCTGCGCCCTCTGTTTCTGCTTCGGTCGCTATCGCCGCAAGTCTTTCCTCGATCTCTTTCTTTCTGCTCATGTCAGATTCCTCCTAAAGTAGCTTTGATTTTGAGTTGTAGCTTTGCTAACCCACGCTTACGCAACTCCTGCGCGGCTTTGCAGATCTCTCCGTCAACAAAGCTCTTGACGTGTATATCCGTCGTGTCATTGGCAGGTATCGAAACCGCCGACACGTCAAATATCTTCTTGATACCGCTGTAGGTAACGGTCCGGGTCTTGCTGTCGAAGTGCATTCCCTCCGGAATGAACGACCACGACATCTTGTCAATCATACCCTTTGCGATCATCTCATAGACCTCTTTACCTCGCTGGGTCTGACCCAGATCAGCGGCAATGAAAAGTCCCTTATCGTCCGTCCTGACAATAAGGGAGCCGTTTTTGCACCGGGCGAAGACTTCACCCTGGTGGTTATACTGCATTATCACATCCGAGAGATCAACGCCCTCGAAGTTTTCTCTCGTGAACTGCTCATAGACCGAGCTGTCGCCGTCATCCCAGAGCTTATAGCGCTCATAGTTTGCGGCATAGCCCTCAACGTAGTAGTCGGTGTCGATGAGCTTCTCGCTCTGAGGCTGCACCGTCATGCTCATTGAGCGGTACTGCCTTTCGGGTTTTACGGGCATAGTATTCAACTCCTTTTTTGAATTTTACAAGATGAATTTGCAGACTTTTCCGCAAATTTCAGTCTTTAAAATTCGATTTCAATACATTTTGTACGATTTTTGCAAACAGTTTGCAGAAATAGAGCAACACATTGAAACGCATTCAAACACGCGCACGTTATGATTTAACACGTTATACGTCGTATATTCCCCGGCACCAATAGGACTTTGCCATGACCAGCACTTCACGAATGTCATGACCGAAGGTCTCGACTGATTTGCCGCATTCGGTACAGCGCACCTTCCCTATATAGCCTTGCTCGCCCTTGAAGTTCCTGCCGGGAAATGCGTATTCCTTTGCTTTGCCGCCGCAGTAACGGCACGGGCGAATTTCTGTCGGTAGCTTCTTTTCGATCTCATCTATCACACTGGGGCTTTTCATACACATAGCCTCTTTTCAATCATACGCCTCTCTGCGGGCTTTTTGCTGTCAGGCGGTAAATTACCCTCCCTGAGCCTTAAAGGCCTCACACGGCTCTTCTGTGCCCTCTCAGCGCACTGCACATTGCTCATTGCTCATTGCAAATTGTTCATAGTCACCGCCAATGCCCTGCTGGGCTTCGCTCATTATCTCAGGCAGTTCCACGCTGTTCAGCTCCTTCCATCTCGCACAAAAAAGCGATATTGCACGCTAAATGCCACAGGTGCGGCAATCCGCTTTCCTCGTCCGTTCCTGTCGGGTCGTCAAGATAAGCGCACAGGTGCCGGAAGGCGGCGTCCCGATAGCGCTCAGGCTCCACCTGCTTCCAGTTGTCGGCACTGCCGTACTTTTTGTGCCGTATTCTCTGACCTTTGCTATGTCAAAGAGTATCCGTCTCGGCACGAGCGTCAGGCGAGGCTTGCCTGCGTCGGCTTTGGCTTGCTGTTTGTTTTGCATTGATTCTTTGACTGCACTAATTATCATTTCATCAAGCTCATTCAGGTTATACATGGATTATCAGTCCTTTCGTTTTACTTGTTAATTAAAGATGAGATAAACGCGAGAATAAGGACTGCAATTACAGCAATAACGCCTAACCCGACATAAATCCAAATGGGAGCCAGTACCCATAGCCAGCTCCAATCAATTACACCTGCTATTTTCATGACAATAAACGCTACACCAAGCAACACAACAAATAATCCTACGCATCCGATTCCTTTACCACTGTTATTTTCATTTTTCATCTTATTAGCTCCTTCCGGGCATAGAAAAACCGCCCTGTTGATTCAAGGCGGCGATCATTCTATATTGCCTATATTGATTCTGCCTGACATAAGATCAGGCAATGCAGCGTCCCTCAACTCTGAAAGATATTGATTCTGCATAGTATTGAGCAAAGCTATTTGATTTTTCCACATTCCTAAAAAATGCATCAGAATGTCCGGAAGTATTTCTTTATCGTTGCTCTTGAAAATAATTTCGTTTTTTGCTTTGGTAAAAGATATATAATCTTCGGTTTCAAGCTTGATATCTAACGCTTTCATCATTTTAGCTGTCTCTTCCGATTGCGCCTTGCTTTTCCTGAACAGTTCCACATCCAATCCAATCCTCTTTGCGATTGTTTCATTGATAACAAGCTTACAGGAATTCTGCATTCTTGTTATATAGTTTATATTGTCAGCTATTTCCTGAAATGATCTGTGTTTCTTTTCTTTCCATTCCTCATATTGAATATAACTTGACGGTCTAAGGTCATAATCACACTCAGATATCGTCTTATTCGGAACAGAAACGGAAAACATAGCAGAGTTTTCACACTCTCCGCATAGCTTGCTTATCAATTCATCAGATAAAACATTAATAGTCTTGTGGTACGTTCTGTTAGTATGGCTCGCTCCGCCATACTGCCCGTTCTGATCGCGCACTTCCTGAGTTGCTTTTCCACGACAATCATACATTTTTACTGCACAATTATCATCACTCAAAAGCCATATACACGTTGAAATACTCGTACACTCAAACATTTTATCAGGAAGAAGAATTATTCTTTCAATTTTTCCAGCAGCCGCAATTTGTTTCCTTGATTCTTTTTCAAAAGAAGATGTCAAGACACTGTTCGGCAAAACAAAAGCGCATTTTCCACCTTTTTTCATACGTTCAAGAGCTGTTAATACAAAAGCAAAATTTGCACAGTTTGCAGGAGGTATTACTTCTCTGAATCTCTTATCAGCAAACAAAGGTGCGGGCGCTTCCCACTTGATATTGTAGGGGGGATTAGATACTATTTCATCTGCTATTATATCAGGCGGTTCGTTAATTATTTCGACAATAGAAAAAGCCTCACCGCAGTGAAGCTTAAAAACCTTATAGCATTCCGTTGTCAATACATTTCTGTTGATAACGTAACCTCTCATATTTCGCACAGCCATATTAAAAAGCAGGTACGGAATAACATTTTCATCAAGTTCTTCGCAAATAAAAATCTTATCCGGATTTCTGACCCACTTCTGAATAGTCAAAGCTCCCGAGCCGGCGCAGATATCATAAACGACTTTACCCTCTGTTTCCGTCAATTTGGCGCAAAGTTTAGCAATAGAAAGCGGTGTGTAATCCTGTTTCTTTTCCCTCCTGTCTGCCTGATAGTACTGGAATATTTTTTGAAGCCAATCAATTTTAAGATCGCCGACAATATCGCAAAACGCAGTCAGCTTTACGACATCACCGTTTATAACAGCATCATAAAGCTTGCCGCCAAGTTCAGAAACGCTTTTGCACTCAAAAACTTCAAGTGTTTTTTTACATAGCTTTCCAAGTTCCATATTGTAACCTCATTCTTGTAGTACCTCAGCTATTTCTTCTGGTTTGACTGTTCTTAACTCGAATTTTGGAAGCTCAATTTCGTATGCTTTTCCTTCTTCGTAAATTTCAATTACATAACCAATTTCGCCTGTATTCAGTTTTACTCTGCTATATTCTTTTATCATTTCAGGCACCTCATTCATCAATATACACACTGGTTAAATGAAAGTCTTTGTTATCATCGATCCAGCCGGTCAATACTTTAGCTGTTTTTCCGTTTGGACCTTTTAGCATCATTTTCTGTTCGTATTTGGTTCCGTATTTTATTTTTCTTTTTCTTTTAATTTCTCCCTGTCAAATGTATCTCTGATTTGCTTTTCAAGTTGTTGATAATTCGACAAATCATATCCGAGAGCATCCTTGAAAGCCCTTGCTTTATCTGGTTGTTTTTCAGGATTCAAGGAGTATTCCGTGAATTTCCTCGTAGATATAGTTGCGGTTTTGCCGGTAACGTTTTAATACTTACTGTTTTGTCTGAGCTTCCTTCACCGGAAGACCCACCCTCATCCTCGGCATACGGCTCACTGCCGGTAAATTTCCCGTCCTCGCCGTGGGTGGCGGTGTGTCCGTCGTTTTCTCTTAACTCAATTATACCACCCCTGCCTGACTTGTCAACAGGCTCTGTGCTGCCATCCGGCAGCGTTTCATTGACATTCGGCAGCGGCTCGTTGCTCAGTTCCGTACCCTCGTAGCTGTCAACAGGCCTGTACTCGCCGCGTATGAAATGACGGTCGCCGTTCTCGACAGGCGGCAGGTTGAAGACCTCTCTGTCCTCGTTGATGCTGGTGCGGCCGCGATCGCCCATCTGCACCACGTAGTTGATCTTGTCCGAAATGCTTGCATACTGCAAGCGGTTGGAGCTGAAGAATATCTGATTACCGAAGGACTTTTCCCTCTCTGTAAAGGTCATGTTGGTATGCACAAGCCCCAGCTCCAGAGCAAAGGGTTCTATCTTGCCCTCGTAGTAGGCGTTCCACTCGTCCGGAGTGAACTTGTTCTGGAGGATGTGCTCGTTCGTGCCGAAGTAGGTGAAAACATTCTGCTTGATGTACTCCATCTGTGACGGGTTTATGATATACGGCTTGCTGTCGATCTGCTTTACATCCTCATACTTCTGGTCTATCAGGAAAACACCCGCCGTGTTGCTGATGCCCAGGTTGATTTCCTTCAGTCGCTCCTGCTCTTCCTTCACGTCCTTGGGCTTAAACGAGTTTGCAAGCTTTGCGATAAAACGGATGACAGCGCTGTTTTTGATGCCGTTGATAATGCCCTGATTCTGGGCGTCAAGCAGCTCCAGCGTCGGCCGCAGGCACAGGTTTGACTCGCCCCAAAGCTCGCTTGTATATTGGAACTGATTGAGTATGCCGCACCTTGCAAGCTCAACGGCAAAGTATTCTCCGCCGCCCATATCATAGCGCACATAGGTCTGACCGCCGTAGTCAACAAGCTGAGCCTTGCCCACAGCCAGCGGATAGAAGCCCTTTATCTCGTCAAACTCAGTCAGCGGAGCAATGAGCGTGTTATTGTCGGTCATGTAGCAGGTGGCAAGCCGGTAGAGGTACTTCTTTGTGTCCATGATGGGGTTGGGCTGATACTGCAAGACCCGACCCAGAGCAGGAGCGGCATTGCCCACCACCTCAGGCTTGAGCTTTGAGCAGTGGGTTGCAAAGCAGTGTATCGCCGCCCTCGTCAGCTCCATTTCGTAAATGCCTCCGGCGTAGGTGCTATAAACAGGCTGATAGCTTGACAGGAGGGTGAAGTAGCTGTCAAGCGCCTTTTTGATGTTCTTATTCTTCTTCGTAGTCATCAACCCCTTGGTTCATGTTGATGTAGTTGTCCTTGTTGTTCTGCAAGACCACATAGGCGCAGAGAAAACTGATACTGCCGTCTATGCGCTGGGTCTTGTCGGTGCCTTTTACGGGCTGAATGTTGCCGTTGACATCCTGCTTGATCTGAGTGTTGTAGAGACACCACTTGTCTATCGGATTGTCGTTGTAAATGATGTTATGCGCCTGGAAGTCGGCTCTCATGTCCTTCATGGGCTGGCTGAGCGTGAAGCTTCCCTGTCTGACGGGTATCATACTTTTCTCTCCGAAGCTCGCCTTGAACTCCCGAAGCAGACTGTCGTCAACGTGCCATGGATCGTAACCTATCCACAGCGGATAGAGATCATCCCGGTCTCTCAGCTCTAAGAACCAGTCCAGGAACACCCGCTTATCGACACGGTTCCCCGGCACGGCTCTCATCAGTCCTCTTGATATCCATTCGTCATAGGGCACCTTATCACGGCCTTCACGGTTGCCGGCTTTCTCCTGCTCGTCAATGACTCTCTGCGGTATCCAGTACATTGACTTGACATATATTTTCGGGTCGTCGGGACGCATACACACAGCCTTTGCGCTGTTCAGGTCAACGCTGTCAGCGGCATCAAAACCGCCTATGCAGTAGTCAAAATCCTCCGTTGACCAGGTTTCGGTATTGACGATATCCTCCCAGCGGAGCCACGACGAAACGCTTGTCTGTGGAATATTGAAGTCCTTGACAAAAACCGTCGGCTTGAAGCTCTCATCATCCTGCGCCTTCTGCACGAACTGCCGGAGCATTTCAATTTTCTTTATGGTTCCAAGTCCGGGATTAGCCTTTATCCAACAGCTTTCATCCAGCCACTCATCCGGTGCATCCAGCTCATAAATGAACGGCAGGAAATGCTCATTGACCGCATCGCCCTTGAGTATCTTTGCGGCATAGGCATACTGCTTGTCAAAAATGCCCTCACGCACAAAGCCGTTGGTCGTGATCGTAAAGAGCAGGGGCTGAGTTCTTGCACTCATGCCCTGTATTGCCAGATCGTAGGTGTCACGGTTGGTGATCGCCGCTAACTCATCAACAACAGCGCAGTGCACGTCAAGGCCGTCCAGGTGCTTTGTATCGCTTGAAAGGGTCATAATATAACCCATGTTGCTTTCACAATAAAGGTCACTCTTGCGCTTGCGTATGCGCTTTGAGAGCATAGGGCTTTGCTTTATCATTCTCATGCAGGCGTTAAAGCCAAGCATAGCCTGATCTCTTGCCGTTGCAAGGTTATATACCTGCGGTGCGCCCTCACGGTCCGCAAGGAGCATGAAATTTTCAAGGGCCGCTATCTCGGTGGTCTTGCCGTTCTTTCGCCCTTCGACGATCAGGCACTCGTTGTACTGCCGGATGCCTTCATCGTTTACAAAGCCAAACAAAGCTTGCAGTCGTGCCTTCTGGAAAAGCTCAAGTCTGAGCGGTACGCCGATCTTTCCGGTGGGCTGCTTGCAAAATGTCTCTATGAAGATGATAGGAGCATTTGCCCGCCGTTCGTCAAAGTGGTATTTCCCGGGCATGGCGAACTGGGTGAGCAGTATTTCCGAGACCTGCTTCATTTTCGTGCAGGCGGTTATCCTGCCGTCATAGACCTGAGTGAAATACTCTTCAAACTCTGTCATCGTCCCATCTCCTTCATGTACCTTTCAAACTCGTCCAGCTCACTTGTCTGCGCTGGAAGCTTCTCCATGATCTGACGCATGAGCGTGGTGTAATTCTTGATGAGCTGGTTGTAGGTGTCTCCCTCAGATGACTTCTTGACCCCGTGCTGGTTCTGCCCGTTCTGATATTCCTCGACCCAGCCCTTTTCAAGAATAATGTCCTGAAGCTTCAACAGCTCCCCGTGTATAAATTCCGCTTTGCGTATCAGGTTTGTCAGCAATTCCTTTTGCGCCCCGTCAGGCATGGCGCCTACTGCCTTCTTTGTTTTTGCAAATCCGCTCATGTTTCTTCACCTTCCTCCTATTCTGTCCTACACCCCCTAAGAAGTCTCATGGAGAGGG